ACATAAAACTAATAATAATATCTATAATAAATAGAACTAATAATGCTACCATATATAGTAAAATCCTACAGATAAAATAAATAAATATTGGTAATTAAACATAATGCATATTTTGTGCAAAAGTGTTATTGTAGTACTACAGTCAGTAAGCGACATTTGTCGCAGTCCGATTGTGGTACATTTTTTTTGGAGGTGCATCTATATGTTACTCAAGGACTTGCTTGTTGTCAACAAAAATTGGTCAGAAGATTCTACTCTCGTCATTGTCGACCGCGATCAGGAAGAGCCGCAGTCCCTCAAATCTCGCTTCGCCCGGTCTATTTACGGCGATAGGAACGTTTGCTGGTTCAAGGAAGATGTGGTGATTTTGATGTGAGCTGCTACCACCCTATGAACGCCGTCGTTCTCGGCGTAGACCCTGAAACCCATAAGAAGAAGCTCCGCTTCCTCGGTCAAGATGTCTTAGGCTCTGTTCTCTATCCCGGTAAGGAAATTGTGCAGGTTCCTTGTGGTCAGTGCATCGGCTGCCGGATTGATCGTTCTCGCCAATGGGCGAACCGCTGTATGCTTGAACTTCAATATCATGATTCAGCATATTTTGCTACGCTGACTTACGATGATTTCCACGTCCCGAAAGCTTATTATGCTGACCCCGCCACTGGTGAAGCTCACCAGTCTTTGACATTATGTAAACGTGATTTTCAGTTGTGGATGAAGCGTTTGCGTAAGAAATTCGGTGATGATAAGATTCGCTTTTTCGCCTGTGGTGAGTATGGCGGTTCTACCCGCCGCCCTCATTACCATGCTATCCTGTTTGGTCTGCATCTTGATGATCTCGTTAAGTACAAAACCGTCAAGGAAGGAGATGGATATTACACTTACTATAACAGCGAAAGTTTTCAATCTACATGGCCTTATGGCTTTGCTGTCATTGGTCAAGTAACATGGGAATCATGTGCGTATGTGGCTCGGTATGTGACGAAAAAGCTTACCGGCGAACAGGCTGATTTTTACCAGAAGTTCAACCTTGTGCCGGAGTTTTCGGATATGTCACGCCGTCCCGGCATTGCACGACAATATTATGATGAGCATGGAGGTGAGATTTACAATAATGCGTATCTTAACATTAGCACTCCAAAAGGTGGCCGGAAGTTTAAGCCGCCTCGCTACTTTGATCGTCTCTTTGATATCGACTGTCCGGGAGCTTTGGACGCGCTTAAAGCACGTCGTCGAGATTCTGCCGAAGCTTCCATGGAAGCGAAAATGAAAAGAACGAACCTTTCCCCGCCTGAGATTCTCGCGGTTGAGGAAACCGCTTTTCAGAATCGTATTAAATCTTTAAGGAGGTCGTTATGAGAAAGAAGATGCCCAAGAAGAAGGACAACAAGGTTTTCCGCCGTACTGCGGCAAAGTCCAAGAAGATCAACATTAACCCGACTATTTTTAGAGGAGGTATCCGCCTGTGATTTACGGTATGTATTCGGTCTATGATAAGGCCGCGAAGCTGTTTCTTTCTCCCGCCATTGATGTCAATGATGATACCGCTATGCGCGGTTTTGAGCAGATGCTCACCGTCAACAATTCCGCGATGCAGTTTCGCCCCGACGATTATGAGCTTTATCAGGTCGGCACCTTTGATCCGGAAACTGGTTATGTTTCCGTTCTGGTTCCTCCCAGCCGTCTTTATCGCGGCTCTGACGGCGCTTTGAATAAACGTATGATGGAGGGTTACGGCGATGACGTTTAAGACCCAGTATGACGCTCGTGAGCGTACTGTGACTTGTGCCGGTTCTCCTGTCAAGGCTCTTTTTTCCGGTCGTTACAATGAGCGTGGACAGATTGAGCTTACTCCTGACGGCACTGAGGATATCTATGAGTATATTCAGAGCTTTGCAGAAAGCACTGATATCCATTCCATTCTTCGCCGGTATCAAAACGGTGAAGTTGACGTTCTTTCTAAGGTTCAGGGCGTTTTCGCTGATATCACTGAAATGCCGCAGACCTACGCCGAAGCTCTTCAGCGCATTGCTGATTCTGAGAAGATTTTTATGCAGCTGCCTGTTGAAACTCGTGCAAAGTTTGGTCACTCTTTCTCTGAGTTCCTCGCATCGTCTCAGGATGATGACTTTCTTGATAAGCTCGGCCTTAGGGCCGAAGATGTTAAACCGGTTGTGAAAGAGCCGGTTGAACCTACCCCCGCAACTCCTGTTGAACCTGTTAAGGAGGTCAAAGCATGAATAGAAACGTTGAATCCCATTTTGCGTTGAACCCGACCCGAATTGATCTTTCTCGTTCCACGTTTGATCGTTCTTCTTCCGTCAAGACAAGTTTTAACGCTGGCGACATTGTCCCTTTCTTTCTCGAAGAGGTTCTTCCCGGCGATACGTTCAACGTCAAGAGTTCCAAAGTTGTGCGTATGCAGACGCTTTTGACCCCGATGATGGACAATGTGTACCTTGACACGTACTATTTCTTCGTGCCTAATCGGCTTGTTTGGCAGCACTGGAAGGAGTTTAACGGTGAAAATACTGAGAGTGCATGGATTCCTGAAACTACTTATGAAGTGCCCCAGATTACAAGCCCGGCTAATACTGGATGGAATGTTGGAACTATTGCTGACTATTTCGGCATCCCTACTGGCGTCCCTAATCTGTCTGTTTCTGCTTTGCCGTTCCGTGCCTACGCTCTCGTCATGAATGAATGGTTCCGCGACCAGAATTTGCAGGATCCTTTGGTTGTTCCTCTGGATGATGCTACGGTTGCTGGTGTCAATTCTGATACGTTCGTTTCTGATGTTGCAAGGGGCGGTAAGCCCTATATTGCAGCAAAGTACCACGATTATTTCACATCGTGTCTTCCTGCGCCCCAGAAAGGCCCGGACGTGCTTATTCCTTCCGCAACGGCTGGTGAATATCCTGTTGTTGGTAAGTATAAATCTCATGATCCCGGTGGTTATGGTTTGTTTGGGCGTGTTTCGCTTTATGGTAGTACTGCTTCTGGTACTGGTTCTTTGGTTACCAATGATCATGCTTTGCAAATTTCAGATGATTCTACACCTTATTCTTCTACCCTTGATAGTAAGATCATTGGTTTTGAGCCTACCAACCTTTATGCTGTTGCTTCCGGCGGTCTTGGTGCTACTATTAACCAGTTGCGTCTTGCTTTTCAGGTTCAGAAACTTTATGAACGTGATGCCCGCGGCGGTTCCCGTTATATTGAAATCCTGAAATCTCATTTCGGCGTGACTTCCCCCGATGCGCGCTTGCAGCGTCCCGAATATCTCGGCGGCAATCGTGTTCCCATTAACATCAATCAGGTTATCCAGCAGAGTGGTACTCAGTCCGGTACTACTCCGCAGGGTACTGTTGTCGGTATGTCTCAGACTACTGATAGCCATTCCGATTTCATCAAGTCCTTTACGGAGCATGGTTTTATCATTGGCGTGATGTGCGCCCGGTACGATCATACCTATCAGCAGGGTCTTGAGCGCTTCTGGTCTCGCAAAGATCGCTTTGATTATTACTGGCCCGTTTTCGCCAATATCGGCGAACAGGCAGTTAAAAACAAGGAGATTTACGCACAGGGCAACGCCGAGGATGATGAGGTTTTCGGCTACAATGAAGCATGGGCCGACTATCGTTACAAGCCTAACCGTGTGACCGGTGAGATGCGTTCCGCTTATAAGCAGTCTTTGGACGTTTGGCATTTGGCAGACGATTATTCTACGCGCCCGTCTCTGTCTGATTCTTGGATTCGTGAGGATAAGGCCAACATTGACCGCGTTCTTGCTGTGCAGTCCTCCGTGAGTAATCAGTTCTTTGCTGATATCTTTGTTCAGAATCGTGCAACTCGTGCTATGCCTATCTACAGTGTTCCCGGCCTGATTGACCATCATTAACCGTTAGGGGGGCCGTTGGCCCCCCTTGTTTTTTTTGAAAGGAGTGTTATAATGGACGGTGTTGGAGCTGTTAATTCTGCTGCTAATCAGATTGCAGGGTTGAAAGGTGTTGCACAGTCTAATAGTGCTTTTAATGCTGAACAAGCGCGTTTGCAGCGTGAATGGACTGAAGCCCAGACCGCTAAAGCTATGGAGTTTAATTCGCGCGAAGCTGCCAAGAATCGCGATTGGCAGGCTATGATGAGTAATACAGCCCATCAGCGCGAAATTGCTGATCTTCGTGCTGCTGGTCTTAATCCGGTGTTGTCTGCGATGAATGGTAACGGCGCATCCGTTGGTTCTGGTGCGACTGCTTCCGCTTCTGTTGGTAGTGGTTCTAAGGCCGATGCTGATACTTCCACTTCTGGTGCTATTGCAAATCTTCTTGGCTCTATCTTGGCTGCTCAGACGCAGATACAGGCCAGTAATATCAATGCCCGAACGCAAGAAGCTGTTGCGGATAAGTATACGGCTATGGAGAATATTGTAGCTCAGATTAACGCCCGTGCCGGTATTGAGCAAGCTGGTATTCATGCCGGTGCTACCCGTGATGCGGCTGCTATGTCCTCTTCTGCTATGCGCTATTCTGCTGACCAATCTGCAATGGCTTCTATGTTTGGTTCTTCCGTCAATTCTGCGGCAACTAAGTATGCCGCTGATAAGCATTTGGCTGGTTCTAAGTATGCTGCAAATAAGTCTGCTTCTGCTTCTCGGTATGCGGCTGATAAATCCAGTGAAGCAAGTAAGTATGCTACTGATACGAATTGGGATCTTAAGGCTACGTTTGGTAGTGGTCAGTATACAGCTCTTGCCGGTATGCTTGCTAATTCTCTCGCCGATCTTTATGGCGGAAGCTATAGAAAGGAGTCTAAGAGATAATGGAAAGTTTGATTTTGATTGCCTTGCTTTTTGTATTCGGTTTTCCGGTTGTCGGTATTCTTTGGAAACTTTTTCGTAAACTCTAAAAATATTTTTTTAAAAACGGCCGGCAGGCCGAAAAAGAATCCCACGGTTTAAACGCCGTGGGATTCCGCCTTAAGCTTCGACCTCTGTAGAAGCCGCTCGGAACAGTTAATCTCTTGATCTTAACTGTTCCGAGTGACACCATAGGTCACTATGTGTGTCTGGTAGAAGTTGCTATGACTACTGTAGGACATAAAACTAATAATAATATCTATAATAAATAGAACTAATAATGCTACCATATATAG